ACTTTTTCTAGTTTTTCAATCAATAATTTTATTTCTTCAATGCTTAACATAACGGTATTTAGAATTCGAACAGTTTGTTGAATGTGTTTGTGGTCTCTGTTGACTGTATATCCCAACCCAACACACCTATGAGGTTGTCCAGTTTCTGGTCCAGTATCGTTGCCTCCATGGCATCACCATCAAACGGCAGTTCCTTGAACCACTCTGGTATACGCATCTCATCAACGGGGTATGCGATACTGGTGTAACCCAATGGGTTCTGTTTCAGTTTACACACGATCACCTTGGCACCATCCGTTATTGGCATCGAGTACTTGTCGCCGTACATCTCCCTGCACCTATTCCAGTTCATGCTGGCCCTCACGTGTCCGGGCATGTTTGCCCTACCGGCCTTCTCTTCGGCCGCTGTGTACTTGGTCATGTTGTTTGCCCTCTTTGGAGATCCCTTCTCCCAACCTGGCCTTGATTTGAACTCTGCCCTGAATTCACTGATCCTATCTAGTACATCTTTTTCATCCTTGCCTTGTAGTACCATGTACAATATCTCACTCAGAAAGTCTTGCACGAACACTGGAGTGTCTGACCGTTTGAGATCCAGTCCCATTGCTTTCATCTTGCCGTCCTTGCCTTCGACGTCTGTCCTCTTGCCTTCCTTGTCGTAGTAGAGCACCGCATATCTTTTCTTTGTTATGAACAGACCTTTGGATGCCACAAGTTCCCTGCCCGCCGCGATCACCTCACCTCTGGTGCTTGGGCAATGGAAACCTTTGGTCATGAATGCCTTGAACGACCCGTTGACCTCGTCTGCGATCTTGTCATACAACGACACAACGGAATCTTTCGTCCATGGGATCAATCCCTCGTTGATCTCTTTCTGTAGCGTCTTGTGTGCTGTAAAGTAAACGGAGTCTGTGTCTCCGTACACGATGCTTTCGCCCTTGTGGTCATACTTGCCTGCAATGATCTCGTTGGTCTTGCTGGCCATGTGTTTGGTGATACACCTGCCAGTCAGTGTCACACTCTGACCAATCCTTATGTCAAAGAACCTACAACCTGGATTCAATATCGCACCATACAGACTGTTCAAGTTAATCTTCTTGACCAGTTGCCTCTTGTCCCAATACTCTCGCTCAATCTCGTTGTCACCACACTCACGCATTTTCTGTTGCATCTCTTGACGTTCTGCATACCAACGTTTCAACAATCCTGGAATCACAGCCTCATATTCATATGTGAATATTGTGCCGTTCGCACTCAACATCCACTTGTTGTTGCCATCAAAAATTATGTCATACAGTTGTGCCGCACTCATACGCACACTGGTCTTGTCTTCGTAGTCCACTATGATCTCTGTGCCTTTTTCTTTGTTCATGACCGCTTGATATTCCCACGAGCCAAATTGGCTGTCCCACGCGGCCGCAAATGATTTCTTTTGTGATTTGGCCCTGTTGATCTCCGCCGATGTTATCACCGGCCTTATCTGGCCAACGATGGTCTCTGGTCCCATGTTCAATGCTCTAATAACACTCGGATACAGTGAGTTTATGTCAACGGAACCTATCCAGTCGTGTATTCCCTTTTGTGGGGTTGCCACGTGGGCTCCCGCCGCCGGTTGGTTCTCCTCACCTTCCTTCTTGTACTTCCTGCCTGGCACGATCATGCCACGCCTGTGTGTTTCATTCACTATGGCTTGTTCTGTAACTGCAACAGCACCCATTGTGGTCTGTAGCAACACAGTGTTCTGGTGTGCAATCTCGTTGGCGAGTTCTATGAACTTCAACTTCTTCTCTAGTTTGGCTAGTAGTGCAGTATCCTGCCTGTTGTATTCTATGAACAATCCAAAGTCGTTCTTGTACAAGTTATCGAGCGATCCTTCGTAGACCGTTTTCCTCTCATCCAACTCATGTTCACCAATCGCGTCTAGTCTGAAACTGTGTCTTTCCTCATATGTGTATTTCCTGTATAGTTCCAACAGGTCCAAGTGTACACGTCCCACGAGATCAAAACTCAACTGCTCCCTGCCATATTTCTCAAACACTCTCTTCCTGGGTTTTTCACCCCAAAAACACAGACGTCTTGTGTCGTCTGAACTTAACACCTTTTGTATTCTACCCACAGTGTATGGAATATCATATCCCTCACTGTTCCAACCTGACAGTATATCTGCGTCCTGCACCAGTTCTAGGAATGCGTCCAGCATGTCTTTCTCTTTCTCGAACAACATGGTGTTGTCAAATCTCTTTGTGAGTTCTTTCGCATCCGCCATGCTTATTGTTTTGGGTGGCACAGCAAATGTGACCAGTTGGTCCGTCCAGCTCATGTAACAACTTATGGCAGTTATGGGCATGAACGGATCATCTGTTGTTGAATAACCTCGATCTGGATCGAAGTCCACTTCAATATCAAAAAACATAACATTCAACTTGGGCGTCTCTTTGCCTAGGTAGTTCTCTTCCAAACACCTGAACACGGGATTGATGTCATTCTCGTACAGTTGCTTGTTGGATCTTATTCTCTGTTCCTTTATGAATTCTTTGTGTGTGGCACACTGCACCCGCTGTAATGGTGCACCAGTCATTGACCTGTGTTTGCCCCTTGCGTCCTCGTAGTAGAACACGTACCTGGCATCATACTCCGTGAATATTCTGCCCTTCTTTGGATCACGTTCTACAACGTATATCTTGTCCTCATCTTTTTTAAACAATGCGTCTATGTAACTCATAACAATTTTTTAATTTTTCCTGCTGTAAGTATGTTTCCATCTTCGGACATGTGATTTATATCACCTGGATGCTGTCTGTAAATGTCGTAAAAATTGTGTGGAATTTGTTTCGTGTCTTCTGGTTCATGGAAAGTGATGTGTATTGTGTTTGTTATTTTTAATAACTTATCTACAATCAGATCGTATACACCTTGCTGATATTCAGGATCATAGTAATTTTTTAGATATTCATTTACAATTTGCATGTCTTTGTTTATTTTACTATGATATTCAACATCATTCAACAGGAAATCATTATTTTCCCTAATTAAATTATTTTTATGAACAGGATGCATTCTCGTATGGACCCTCCACGGAGAGGTATGACAGATTATGGCCTGATCAAACCTTAAATTTTCCATCACTTGTTTGTAAATTTTATATTCGCCAACACCGTTTTGTGAAAATATCCTAACATCTCGTCCTAACATACTTACCCAACCATCACGGTTGACAGCAAAACTGTCACCAAAAATATAAGTCATCATATATTAAACTTACTTGTGTTTCTTATAAGATATTGTTCACCTACAGATCTGCTGTAATGCACAGTGTCATGGGGAATCTCTCCCAAATCGTAGGCAACATTAATAGGGAATTCTCCTACATGAGCAGACATGTCTATGTAATCCGGCAATTTGTCTACTGTTCCTTCCATACGTGTGGCCTTGTTTGGTGGATTGGTGTAGTCATAAGCACTACTCCAATTGTAAGATATTCCTAGAGTTTTGCATAGTTCTATACCTCGAAAAATTTCATGTAGGCTTAGGTCATAATGGCCTTTTTTTTGTGAGGTAATATCATACATGTATGCGAAAGTTCTTTTCAGCATGTCACAGGTTTTCCATGATCCGTTACGGCCGCCACTTGCTACCCAATTTCTTCTGTTGGTTTTTACTTGATACCGGTAATCGGGTACAGTGACTTTGAGATCCAAAGGTAGGTCAATCCTAGAAAGCCCTGAATATTGTAGATACACGTAATCTGGTATTCCAATATCGTCCACATATTCAAATAGACGTGCAGTGATATATGTATTGCCAAATCCCTCCTCGGACAGGTTTATCCATTCGATATCCTCTGAACCAAAAACTTTAGAGAAATCCTGGTGTATGTAGATGCCTTGACTACATCCAATTAAAAGACATTTTTTCATTTTATATTACCACCAATAACTTGCTACGCCGTAACCGTAGACATTTATAATAGCGAAGTAGCCAGTGATCATCATTACGAATGCCGCTTCTCTCCTGTATGAAGCGTAACATTGTGTTAGTGCTCCTACCAAGAATCCCGGATACACAATAGTCATGTCCGGATCCGAGGCCGTGATCGCTAGTGTGAGGCTGGCTCCAACTGTGAAAATGAAACTGACGAGTTCAAAGTAGAACGCTGTCCTGTCACTCTCAAAACTACGAAGCCAGAATGATCTGACTTTCGCTAACATTAAAGTTTGCCGGCCGTGTTTAGTATGCTCTCCAGCGTGTCCATCTCGTCTGCGATGTTTTGGTAGTTGCCTTTGTGTGCAACTGATATCGCTTTGTTGATGAGTGCTGGTTTCAATTCTAGTTCTTCTGCGATTGCTTTTACTGTGTCTTTCAATCCGCCCTTCAAATCCTCTACCTCACCTAGTACCTGTGAACCTTGGGAAATGATCTGAATCAATTTCTGCTTTTCTGCGTCATTGAAGTTTCTTACTGCCATGTTTTTCTCCTGTTGTTATCCAACAAGTATATAACAGATTTTGTGTGAATGCAAATTATTTTTTCTTCTTGGTGTTGACGTTGATTGCTTTACCACGCCTGTTGGGATTTGGATCTTTTCTTCTCTTCCTACGTGCCGCACTGGCCCTGCCTTTTTTGCCCAGTGCATATGCCTTCTTGGCTGGTAGGCATTTGGGTTTGCCCTCGCCTTTTGATTTACCACCACATGATCCTCTGATTTTTCCTTTTGGACCCATTCGTACCCATTTGTCCTTGAACCATTTCTTAAGATCCTCGTTCAGTGTTTCTTCAAACACCAACTCTCCACAGTTGACACAGATGTCTACGTCCTCTTTCTTGACACAGTTGGGCACACGTTTGCCGAACATGGTCTTCATGCCCTTCTTGGTGTAGCCCTTCCAACACTTCTCCGTGATTATCTCACTGGCTCTCATTATTTCTTCTTGCTGTTGCCCCAGTTGGCCGCACCCTTTTTACGACACTGCACTAGTGCACCACTGGCATAGGCCGAAGGCCATACTTTGTATCTTGATTTGACTTTGTGATAGCAGGCGTCCTTCTTCTCTGCCAATTGCTCGAACTCTTCCTCTGTGATACCAACCACTTCACGGATCTGCATGTTACCACTTCCTACACGACCAATATCTTGCTTTGGTCTT